GAAAGATAGATATGATTTGTATCATTGGGTAATTGAAGAGAACAACTTTCAAAAAGCAATTAGACAAGACCAACGAATTAAAGAGTACTGTAACGTACAAGGAATTATCTTAGAAGGTCATGAGACTTATAAAAATAAATGGGACCCACAGTTTGGTGTTACAGCTATGGCTAGTTTGTTTGAAGATAACAAAATAATTTTGCCTTACGGCAATCCTGAATCACAAAGTAAGATAGACCAATATAAAAAACAATTAATTTATTTTGCGTCTAAAGGACAAAAGAAAAATAAAACTGTAAGTGACATTGTTATGGCTAGTTGGTTTCCAATGAAAGTTATAAGGCGTATAAGTAAAACATCTTATGCTAGTATGGAATATGATTATGAACCAAGTTATTATGGTTTTGAAGAAACAGATATGAACGAAGCACCGTGGTGATATGAAAGTAGACAATATTATAGATAGAGTAGTGGAACTAAAAGCACTACACGACAAAGCAATACCTGACAGAGATAAATTTAGAAGAATAATTAATGGAGGTACAGAAGGTATACAAGCATTACTAGGTGCTAACGCTGCTATGGGTAGCGGTGATTTACCTGCACCTAACTTGTTATTATCTGCTTTAGATAGAATTGCACAAAAAATTGGTAGAGTACCTAACTTAGAAATACCATTGTCTGTAAACAAAGATAGCGTTAGAGCTAAAGATAGAAGAGACAAGCTAGAAAGAATTATACACGCATATGATGACCATCAAGATTTACATATGCAATTACCACAAATAGGTAGATGGTTACCGGGTTATGGATTTGTAGTTTGGACTATACAAACTAAATATGACCCTAATGGCAAACCATATCCATGTGCAGTATTAAGAGACCCTTATGATTGTTATCCGGGTTACTACGGTACAGCACAACAACCTGAAGAATTAGGAGTTATACGTAGAATACCTGAATCAGATTTAGTGCAAATGTATCCTGAACTAAAAGGATATTTTAATACAAAGAATAAAAGAAAAGCACCGGGTGGCGTACCTATAACAGGCACAGCATCTATCTCATCTCCTGATGAAGAAAGATGGGAAAGTTCACGTGGTGGTGAAGTAGTTGTAGAATACATGAATGAATTAGGAACACATGTTGTACACGTAGCTAGTAGAAAAATTGTAGACTTTGTACCTAACCCATTAAAATCAGGACCTGCATTTGTTGTAGCAAAAAGATTTTCTTTTGACGCATTACAAGGACAGTTTGACCAAGTTATAGGTTTAATGTCAGCTATGGCAAAAATAAATATTATGTCTGTTATTGCTATGGAAGATGCAGTATTTACAGAAACAAATATTGTTGGTGAATTAGAATCAGGCAAATATAGAAAAGGCAGACACTCTGTAAATTATTTGTCTCCGGGTACACAAGTTGTTAAACCTGTAACTAATTTGCCATATCAATTGTTTGACCAAGTATCTAGGTTAGAAAGACACTTGCGTGTTGTAGCAGGTTATCCTGTACAAGACGATGCTATATCTCCTAACTCTTTTGTTACAGGTAGAGGACTAGAAGAGTTACAAAGTGGTGTTGGTCAAATGGTTAGAGAGTATCACACAATATTAACTACAGCTTTACAAGAACTAGATTACAAAAGATTAGAGTATGATGAGTTAGTTCATGGTAATGTTAAACGTTCTATATCCGGTGTCTATAGAGGTAGTGTCTTTGAAGAAAGTTACAAACCTGACGTAGATATTAAAGGTGCATACAAAACAATACGTAAGTATGGTGCTATGGCATCTTTTGATGAACCGCAAAAAATTGTAACAGGATTACAGTTATTGCAAGCAGGTATTATAGACAAACAAACTATGCAAGAAGAAATGGATGGTTTAGATAACTTACAAGCTATTAACGATAGAATAACTAAAGAAAAAGCAGAAAGAGTGTTGTTTGATTCTTTACTTGCACAAGCACAACAAGGCAATATGCAAGCTATGTCAGCATTAAGTTCTATTTATAAATCTCCAAAAAACATGGTAGATATATTAGAAAACTTTTTTGACCAAGCACAAGAAGAACAGGAAGAACAACAAGCAGCAGCACAAGCTATGATGATGCAACAACAAGGTGGTATGCCAAGTGTTGCACAGGCATTTGGAGGTGTCGGTGGATAAATTTAACGAAATTATATTTCAAGAGTTTGGATATGATGTTAATGTTGCAGAACAACTTACAGCAAAATATCATTCTAAATTAGAAACTTATAATGAACAAACTTCATCAGAAAATGATTTTGCATTACCGGAAATACATTTTCCGGGACTAGGTTTTATTAGAATAGAATTTGTACCGGAGGATTACAATGGCGAAGAAACGTTCTAGAGTAGAAAAAAATCCGGTAGCAGGTGGTAGACCCGCATATGATGAAGCACCTGTACAAAACATACCTCGTGCTCCGGGTGACAGCACAGGTCAAAGTCAAGATTTATTAAATCAACAACGTGGTGCACCTATGGCTAGAGAAGCAGAACTAGGAACTAATGTTAGTCAAACACAATCTGCTGCACCTATAAATTTACCTGATGCCTTTGGTCCCGGTGGTGGTAGCATTCCTGTTAGTAGTAGCCAACCTGCTGTAGGTCCTGCATTATCTATGTCTAATGGATTAACTAGAGACGATGTAGATTTATTGTTAGAAGAAATAAATGCTATTGTGCCAAGTTACGAAACAGCAGCATTAACTAGACGAGGACAAGTAGCTAGACAAGAGCCAAACTAATGGCATTATTTTATCATTTACCACATTGGATGGAAAATAAAGCTGCTAAACAAGCAGAAGCAAAAAATCAAAAGAGAAAAGCATTTGCAAATTATGTGGCACAAAATCCACAGTTTACAAAAACATTACAGGAAAACTCTGTAGCTTTTGGTTTCTTGCCTACTGATACTATTGTTGGTGCGTCTTTATATGGACTAGACCCTAGCAGACCTGAATGGGACGCAATAGTAGATAAGTGGTTACAAAACGAAGCAGAAGAACAAAACAAATTTAAAAATGCAACTAAGTCAGCATTACGTATGGCTTTTACAGGTTTGCAATCTATGGCAGATTCTATAGATAAAACATACAAAGCAAATGCTATGGCATTAATGGACAGAGGTATGAAGCCATGGAACATATTGGCTTGGGGTGCAATGTCTACAATAGACCCTACATATGCAGATGATGTAATGAATTATTATAGACAACAGCCTGATACTCCGTTTGTACAAGCTATTAACAAAATGAAAAATAATGAACGTGTTAATTTAGGTGACGGTATCTTAGGCGAAAGTACAAGAGCTGAAGATACAGAAATATTTAAAGAATTAACAGGTATGGGTGCTGACCCTTCAATAATTAGACAAAGACTACAAGAAGAATTAGGTGAACCTATTACACAAAATTACAGAGAAGAAGTTGCTAACTTTGGTAGCTATACAACTGATAAAGGCACAGTTCCTTTATCTATTGGTAGAAATATAGCAGTAGAATTATTTGAACCTGATGATTGGCAATTTAATTTAATGTCTACAATTTTTGATGGTGCTTGGAGATTAGGTACTGACCCTGCTTTATGGGCAGGTAGTGGTTACGCTAAATTAGCAAAAAATGTAAAAGCAGCACCTTCTGTGTTTACAAAAGGTGTTATAGAAAATACAGAAGCATTAACTGCTGCACGTTCTGCAGGATTAGTAGACACTATGTACAGAAGATTAATTAATAAACCTGCATTAAATGATTATTTTAGAAAATCAGAATCAGGTTATCGTATTGCAGAATATTTAGCTAATGCAAAGACACATCAAGAAATACAAGCATTATTAAAATATCAAGGTACTGCTGCACTTTATGGTGCTATTAAAAAAGCAGATACACCTGAAGCAGTTATTGATTTGTTAGTACCACATATGGGAACAGCAATTAAACATAGATTAGATGCTACATCATTATTATCACGTGCTGTGCCTACTAGAGTTGCAGGTGGTTTATATTCTGCAGCAAAAGGCAAAGGATTTCAATATGGTTTTGATGTAGGTAGTGCAACAGCAGTTAAATCATTAGGTGCTGATGGTACAGGATTAGGACAAATGTTAGCTGCAGCATTTCCTGTAGATAAATTAGAAGTGCGTAACTTAGATAGAACTTATAAACAAATGGCAGAGTGGATGAAGTTTGCACAAGTAAGTGCAAGAAAACAAGATGAAGTTCTTGATATGATATCTGAAATGGCAGGACGTCAAGCTGTAACTGACGATTTAAATTTTGTAGATAGTTTTAATACTCTTGTAGATTTGTGGAATAATCCTGCAGGTACAGGAGTTCTTAATGAAATTACAGATAGTTTAAAATCTGCAGGTATACCTGACTCAGTTCTTAAAGGTGTAGAACAATGGTGGGCATCAGTAGATGAAACTAGAAAATACTTTGTTACTTTAGGACAAAAAGAAGGCGTTGGTATTAATACAGGTCAGATAATACCGGGTCAAAAATTTAAATCATTAAAAGTAAATGGTGAAGAAGTATTTATATCACAACCTACTGCACAGTTAATATCTGAATACGTATCAGAAGGTTTTATACCAATGCCTGATATTAGAACATTTATAAAACTTGTTGGACCTATGAGAACATTTGTAGGAAAAATATTGACATTAGGATTAGCAGATACAGCTAGTGTGCAAAAGTTTATGACTAAACCATTAACTAGAGCTATTAATTTAGGAGTTAAAAGAGAATTAGATGATGTAGCACATGGTTCATTAACAGGATTAGAAGCTATAGAAGATTTATTTTATAGAGGATTTGTTGCTAAAGCAACACGAGTATCAAAACGTGGTGAGTTTATAGATGATGCTATTCAATTACAAGAAGCTGCATTTACTAGATTTTCTAGTGGTGTAATGCAAAGATTGTGGAAACCATTAGTTTTATTACGTCCTGCTTGGACAGCACGTGTTGTAGGAGAAGAACAATTACGTATGGCATCTGCTAATTTAGATTCAGTATTTTATCACCCTATGTCATGGTTTGGTTGGGTATTAGGTAGAACACCTGCAGAAAGAAGTAAACTTTTAAAAACTGTTACAAGAATTAAAGGGGATGAAGAAGAAGCAGTTGTAGCATACGCTAAATTTAAAGATAGATTTGGTAAAGGTATGTATGATATTACAGGTAATATTACTTCACATCATTATGACCATATAGCATCTATGTCTGTAGGTCATGGTGGTTGGTTAGGTGTAGACCCTGAACGTTCTAGATATTGGAAATATTTAAATAGACCTAAAGGACCTGATATAGAAGGGTTTGATAAAGGTTGGGCTAGAGGTTTATTTATATTAGAAAAAGACCCATTAGTAAAAGCATTAGCAAAATTTCACAGACCGGGTATGACACAAGTTAGTTTAGATGAAATAGTAGAAAGTTTTCTTAATGGTGACCTTAGATACATTAGAGAAGCTTTTGCAGGAAACGTAGATGATGCTTTTGTAAATAGTAAAAAGATTATTTTAGAATCTGACCAAAAAGCTAGAGAGTATGTTGAATCTGTATATGCACGTATACATTATGAAACAGGTGGTGCATATGAAGTAGTAAATAAAACTACAGGTCGTGTGTATGGTATGGGTGATGAAATAAATCCACAAGAATGGACAAGAGATGCTTTTACATACAGAATTACTAAACAAGGAGATACAGAACTTATACAAGATTTCTTAGGTGCTGTGCCTAGAGAAGGTGGACAGATATCACAATTTACATTAAGAGGTATGGTTCACCCTGTAACAAAAAAAGATAGAATTATATATCTAGGTGAAGGTGAATCACAAGAAGCGTATAGATTATTTACACAATGGTTAGGTACTAAGAAAATACCTAATAGACCACCTACTGTAAAAATACAAAGATTTGATGTATCACACGAATGGGGTCAATCATTAGATACAGCAACCGAACGTTTGTTCGATGTATTTATGTCAAGACCTACTAATCAATTATCACGTTCACCTGCCTTTAGACAATTTTATTGGGACGAAATAGCTGATATGTTGCCACACATGGATGCAGCATTACGTGACCAAGTTGTGCGTAATGCATATAAATCTAATGTAATGAAAGGTAGTTTAGGCAGAAAGATTAGAAAAGGTGTTGAAGAACAAAAGACAGGAAATTATAAAGCTACTTTATTAGATGCAGATATTGTAGATGTAGACAATATGGCTAAAGCACAAGCATTAACTAAAACACAACACTTGTTGTACGATTTAAACAGAAGGCACGTTACATCTGAAATATTAAGAAACGTTATACCATTCGCAGAAGTATATATTGAAGTATTAGGAACATGGAAAAGATTATTGTCTGCAAATCCTACAATACCTAGGTATGCACAGATGGGTATTGACGGTGCTAAGAAAAAAGGTTTTGTATACACAGACCCACAAACAGGAGAGGAGTTTTACAATTTCTCACAGTTTGGAGATAGATTACTTACTAAATGGTCATTAGGTACTTCAGAAGAACAAGTTGGTGATGTACAAGCTAGAATACAAACACCTTCTAGACTAGAAGGATTAAACATGATTACAGGTGGTATTGGCTTAGGCTTAGGTCCATTAGCTACAGTACCTATTAACTATATGTTGCCACCCGGTGATTTAGAACCACAAGTAGAAAAAATAATATTTCCTTTTGGCAGACCTGATGAAATAACAGACCAATTCTTACCGGGTTGGGTTAGAAAGATACAATCTATATTTAGTGATGACCCTCAGAAAAGAAAACTATATGAAGACACAATGATAGATGTAATGAAAGTGCATTTAGATACAGGATTGTATGATGATTCTACACCTGAACTACAAGCTAAATCACTTGATAGAATAAAGAAAGGTGCTACTAATATTGTACTTTATAGAGCTGTTACACAAGGTGTACTACCTACACAAGCTTTTGTTAAGTATGAATACAAAACTTCTGTACCGGGTGCTGCACTACATCTCACACCTGATGAGATAGAAGAAAATCCACAATGGTTTGAAACTGCATTGTTTAGTGACGCATACTATAGGGCATTAGCTAGATTTGATGGGGATGAGCTTAGAGCTACTGATTGGTTTATTAAACAATTTGGATTTAACCCTGTAGCATTAACTACTTCTAAATCTAGAGAATTAGTACCTACATCATATACAGAAGAAGGAACATTTTTTGCTGCAGCTAATCCTGAAATATTTGAACGCCACCCTAATGTAGCTTATTGGTTATTTCCTGATGCTCCTACAGATGAGTTTTATTTATCTGCGTATACAAATACTTTTATTACAGGTGCTAGAAAAGCTAGAAACTTAGATGAGTGGTATGAAGATGGATATAAAACAGCATTGTTTAATTTAGCTAAAGAGAATTTAAGGCGTAATTTGTATGAAAATCAAAACATGGGACTTGATAGCCGAGCTAGAGATAACCTGTATAAAATGGGCATTATAGAGCTAGCAGACGTATATAACATCAAAGAGTATCCTTCTGTAAGCACCGTGCCTATTGATGAACAAATGGACGAATTAATAAGAATGTTAGAAATTGAAGCAGATACTGTAGTTAAATTACCTGATGGAAGTAGTATGAAAGTAAAAGATTTACCTGTTGCAAATGCTATTAATGCATACTTGAAGCAAAGAGATTTAATGTTAGGTGGAATACGCTTTAGAACAGGTGATGCTACTGCTACATTAGGAAGAAGTGATGCACAATCTGAACGTGCTTTGTTACAGGAAGTAGCTGATAAACTTATACAAATATCACCTGACTTTTACTTTTGGTTTTATAATGTAGGTGTGCGAGAATTTAGAGATGCTGATACAATGGAGTTACCGCTATTTGATGGATTTGAATTATGACAGTACAAGAAGCATATAACAAAATATTACCTTTACTTGAATACTATATTGTTGCGGATTTGTTTACAGAATACGGAGCAAAAGAACAAGCATTTGGCAATGAAGGTATGATTGATAATCAAATATTTCAGATATTAGAATCTATGCCTTATGAACTTTCACAAGCAGAAAGAAGTGAATTAGAAAGCATGCTTAAAGAAGAAGGTATGCTTTTGTTTAATTATTATGACAACAATATAAATGCTTTAACAACACGCAAAGAAAAATTAGATATAGCTTTACCTACATTAGTTGAAGAAGCACCTGAATTATGGCGTGACATACTAGACCAAAGCAGAATGACAGATGCAGAAAGAGAGTACGAAGAGTGGATACAATCTCAGGCACAGTTAAATGAAGCATTATCTTCAGCAAATATGGAACAAATAATTGGAAGTGTTATGGCAGGAGATTTTTATGGATTAGTAGGTAATCCTTCTATAGGCAAACGTCAGTTTGGTGCAGGAACTATTCCTGTATTTCAAGTAGGTGTAGAAACTAATCTATATGCAGACCCACATATAGGAATAAACGGACAGACATGGTTACAAGATGTACAGATTGCATTAGTAGAATTAGGTTTCTTAGGAGGATTTTATGGACAAGAAGATAGAACTATATTTACTCCTAATCAATTAGATGAACCAACAATAAGAGCTATACAAGATGCTATGGGCATGTTAAATAGGAGTGGTCAGTATTTACCTGATAGTCAAACATTACTTGATGATTTTGAAAAAGCAGGATTAAATACTGCAGGATTAGAACAAGTATTAGAATCAGGTGATACAGGAAAAATAGCAGAATTTTTTGGTAGCATAGCTGCAAGTCCTGAAATGAAAAATATATTTCACAATTATTTTATGACAGGTGTTAACGCTATGATTGCTGACAAAAAGAAATTAGGTGCAGATATGCAAATTATTGT